AAGAACTTCATGGCTTCGCCGCTGGTCCCGTCGAGTCCTTGCATTTCCGGATCAATACCTTGGCCCATAGTAAATATAGACTTACGAGTAATCTCTAATGCCTTTTCGCGGGCCTCAACCGGAATATCAATTGTTAATGTCGACACACCGGATTTATCTTCACTGCCGATGGAGTCGACTTGAATCGTTTTATAATACTTAAGGTCCCGAATAAATTCATTGAGATTTTGACCACCGTAGTTAGTTAATACGAAGATAATCTCTTGAATGTCTTCCAGGTCATTAATAAACCCGCTATATGTTTTATCATACGCATCGATTAGTCGTTTGATGCGGTCTAAATCGCTATAGCAGTTTCCATTGTTCTTAAACGGAATGAAAGGTACTTCACCGAGGTCATGAACAAATTCATTGGCTGCTTCTGATTGATTCTTTTCCATAAATATGGAGAACATATCGTATGGATTTAAGCCTTCATTGATACTCAGTGACTTCTTCTTCCGGAAGGCTCTACAAATCGTATCATCCCAAATCTCAAATACGTTATACGCTTCTCCGGTTTCAACGTCCAATTCTTCATAGCATCGTACGGCCGCTTGCAAATTATGCTCTAAGGTGGTTCCCCAAATAGGTATAATTTGTGCCGACGGAACAACACCCCATTTGAATTCAGCATCATCAACCCAATAATGGAGCCAAGCAATACCAGCATTCGACGCATTAACGCATAATTCTTTCGCATTTTTCTCATATGTATCACCTAATACCTCGGTTACTTGCTTGTTCTGCTCATCCGTGCCTACATCAAAACTAGGCGGCGATGAAAACATGTAACCGGCCTTTTGGTCCACTAATAAACTATGAAATGCCGAAGGAATACGATTATCGGCATTCCGCAATTCCGGTTTTTCTTCGTCCTTCTTGTCTTTCTTCTTAGCGTACAAAATATCATTCTGATTCGCATAATACCGGCGAGCAATTTCATCGGCCATAACGAAATTAGTATGACCGGCTACGAAGGTTTCGAGTAACTTCTTTGCACCGGCTAACTTATCATTCGTCCCCGTTTCCAAATCTTATCCCTCCTTTTCTAATTTTAATCAGCGGTTCCAATGCATACCGCATGGCGTCCATTAAATGGTTAAAATCATCAATTGGCTTATTCAGTTTTTTACCGAATTTATCTTCGTCCCAAGCGTAGTTCATGATTTCGGTTATGAAATTCACGCAGCGAGGGTGGATGATAATCTTATAGTCTTGTAATACCTGAATACCGGCATTAACGCTATCCTTGCCTTTTAGGGCCGCAGTAATACGTCGCAATCCTAATCTCCTTAAATGAACAATAGACTTAGGCTCCGCTGAATCAGCTCGAATACGTTCTTTAGCGTAGCCCATACGAGTAATCGTTTCCGCGATTTCGTCATTTGTAAGGCCTTTTTGATACATCTCGTCAAACACATAAATCTCTTTAGCGACCGTATCAACTAGCCCGCAAAACAGTGCCGACGGATCATTGGTAAAACCGAAGTCTAAACCGAAGTAACTTTGTACATTTGGCCGCTTACTTATTTCAGCGGCATCAAATACACATTCTTCCCAGTTTTCGTATACAAGGCCTTCAACAATACCCCAGTCACCTAAACCAGCTACTTTATATCGCCGTGGGTTGTTGCGTTTCATATCCTCGAATACTTTGATGTCTGAAGGACTTAAAAACTCGTTACAGGTGTAATTCGTTGTCATAGCCAGAACATCACTATTTTGGGTATCAAAAAACCGCTTCTTGAGCCAATGACGCTCATTCCACGGATTAAATGTAATCGTGATTTGATGCCACAGATTCGGAGGTAACTGGCCACGAATTGATTCATTCAGCATATCAAAATCTTCTTCATTCGTGATTTCGTAGGCTTCCTCAATCCACAGCCAACACAATGACCCTGAATCTACAGCTACCGAAGTAACTTTAAGCGGATCGTCCAATCCACGAAATAGTATTTTCTGACCGGTAGCAATCACCGTAATCTCAAGAGGGCTTTCTGTAAACCGGAACAGATGATAACACTTCAACCGTCTAGCCGCCCACTTAAGCTGTGCATAACAGCTATCTTTCAAGGTGCGGAATACCTTACGGACCACTAATGCATTAGCTTCGGGGTACTTTAATATATTTTTGATAAGATCCAGTGCAGCCGTTGCTGATTTTTTGGATGCACGACTTCCTTTTACAACACGATACCGGCCTCGGAACCGTATAAACTGACCGTAACCCGCGCCGAATATCTCGGGTAATCGTACTGGTTGATATTTGGCCGGGTCATAGTTAATCACTAATATCATCCTCTCCGACAAATATCGGCATTAATTCCCCGGACATTTGGACCTTATCAGTAAAGAGTTGATGGCGTTTACCCATTAATTCGGCCGCTTTTAACCGATCACGAGCGGATATTTGCTTAATCATAATTCGGGCATCACTGCGACCTTCTCCACAGCCTTCAACTACTACCACTTCTTCATCGAGCTCACCTCGCATGGCCTTAGATAGCATCGCTTCCACTTCTTCAGCGGTGGCAATGGTTTTCTTAAACTCTTTGGCCCTTAATTCTTGAATGCGATTTTTAATCTCAAGTTTTCTCAAGTTTTGATTCGCAATCCTGTCGGCTGTTTTAGGGCTATATCCTGCCCGTATAGCCGCTTGCGTACCGTTCAAGTCAATCAGATATTCGGAACAGAATTTTTCTTGTTTTGGCGTCACGTCATCACCTCCTTTTGGGCAATAAAAAATGCGGGGTATTCTCCCGCTGCAGGCCGTAGCCCTCTTACACCGCAAAATGAAATTACATCTCCGGCTTACTGGTGGATCCTGTAGGATTCGGACCTACGACCATTCGGTTATGAGCCGAGTGCTCTACCACTGAGCTAAAGATCCATGTGGCTGCCTAGATAGGATTCGAACCTATAACCGGTCGGTTAACAGCCGACTGCACTACCGTTGTGCTACTAGGCAATGTTGCGGAAGAGGTAGGATTCGAACCCACGCACGTTTAAACGTCTCGCGGTTTTCAAGACAGCTCCCTTAATCCACTTGGGTACTCTTCCAGATACAAGAAAAGCATCCTTCCGGATGCTCATCTTGTTTA